TAGACTATAGGTACACTCCTTTAGAGGAGCATAGCAAGAAGAAGCAGAGCGAATATGAACCTGATTTATCTCTCCTTAAGTTGAATGAACAGATAATAGAGGACTACATCGAACACACCAACACTTCATTTGATAAGGAAGACCTTTCCTGGGGACTGAGCTTACTACGCGATGAGACTAACTAAACTTATAATCAAGAACTTTTATTCCTACAAGGATGTGACCGTAAACTTCTCAAAGTATAGTGGCATGACCTTAATCAAGGGAGTAAACAAGGATAGTTATGGTTCTAATGGAGCAGGTAAGTCTGCTCTTGCCGAGGCAATCTTTTTCGGCCTAACAGGAAAGACCATTAGGAAGAGTACCGAGGAAGCCTATGTAAATAATACTTCCAAGAAGGGGTGCTATGTTGAGGTCCATATTGATGACTCCATTGTCATTAAGAGAAGTAAGCGACCTAATAAGTTAGACTTTATTGTAGACGGAGTACCCCAGACAAAGGACACAGCCCTACAAACACAGGCATTCATAGATGATTTATTGAACATGAACCATAAGGTTCTCCTTACTTCTATGTTCTTTGGTCAGTCTAATAACCTGAATTTCCTTGATGCTGATGCAGGAGACAAGCGGATTATCCTGCGTAACTTCCTGAACTTGGAGGAGGTTTTTGAGCTTCGAGACAAGATCAAGCCTATCAAGTCTAGTTTTTATCAGGGAATGAAGGTTCAGGATGCTCTCATTGAAGAGCATCAGAAGAATATGGATTCCATCCAGTCTCATATGGATAAGTATGAACGGGAAGAGTCTATTCTTTCAAGTGGATATGAAAACCTTAATAATATAAACCTGGATGATATTCTAGATCAGGAAGCTAAGATTAGAGAACACAAGGCTAAGTTGTCTAATTTAAACTCTGATCTCTCATCCATTAAGAGGAAGTTGGAGCATCTTAATAATCAGGACCATGAAAGTTTATGTGAGACCTGTAAGCAACCTCTTCCTGACCATTGGTGGGACGATCATGATTGGAAGATCTCCCAATTAAAGGTTGCGGCAGAGGAACTTGAGGAGGAGAAGGTTAAGCTGGGACCAGAACCCGAGCGGCCTGAAGTATCTTCTAGAGAATATAGTAATCTGGAGTCCCTCTTGGGAATATCAGCTAAACTAGAGGCATACAGGGAGGGGATTCAAACCCACTCAGAAGCAATAGTTTCCTGCCAGAATGAGAAAACTAAGCTGAATAAGCAGTATGAGATCATGCGATTCTGGGAGAAGGCATTTTCAGAGCAGGGGTTGATCAAATATATTATTCGCAATGTTTTGTCTTATTTTAATAATAGAATAAATTATTACTTATCTTTCCTAACTACTTCTTCATATCATTTAGAATTTGATGAAGAATTATCAGAAAAGATTTTGGTCTCAGGTAAGAAGGTTCATTATATATCTTTGTCGGGTGGAGAGAAGCGTAAGATGAATCTTGCGGTGCTTCTGGCACTTAGGGATCTCCTCTCCTTTACCAATAAGAACCAGTTAGACCTTGTTATCTTTGATGAGGTAGCAGAGAACCTTGATGAAGAGGGCATCAGCGGTCTTCACTTCCTTCTCAATGAGATTAAACAGGACAAGACTGTGTTCATTATAACGCACAATAAATATTTGAAAACATTGTTACATTCTTCGCCTAGGCTGACTATAACAAAGAGCAAGGGCACATCAAAGATATCATAGAAGGGACATAAAATGGCAATAAAGAAGCTGAATTCGTTGGGACAGGAAATTTTCGATACACGTTACGCATATCCAGGGGAGAAGAACTGGTCAGAGAGAGCTAAGGCTATAGCTAAGACTGTAGCAGCAGCGGAGCCAGAGGCAGATATCCCCCAGGTGGAGAAGAAGTTTTATGATTCACTGGCAGCAGGGGATTTTATTCCCGGCGGTAGAATTATTTATGGTGCTGGTCGGTCACGCCAGAACCTACTAAATTGTTATGTGATTATTCCTGAAGATACAGTTGATTCTATTGGTCAGACTGTTCAGGATATGTATAAGATAAGTTGCGCTGGAGGCGGCGTCGGGTTTAATGTATCTAAAATTCGTCCCAAGGGGGATGACATTGCTAAAGTGCCCAACTCAGCGCCCGGTGCCGTCTCCGTTCTTAAAATGATCAACGAGGTAGGTGAGCATGTGCGTGCTGGAAAGAACAGAAGAACTGCTCTGATGGGCATTCTAAATGTTGATCACCCAGACCTCCTTGATTTCTTGCATGTTAAGTTGGATCAAGGACAGCTAAACAACTTCAATATTAGTGTTGCCATTACTAATAAATTCTTGGATGCTGTTGATGCTGACGAGCCCTGGACCTTTAGGTTTAATAACAAGGAGTACGCAGGTTATCAGGTGCGTAGGACTAACCCAGAGGTCGAGGATATTGATGAAACATTCCGCGTAATCGCATTGTCGGAGTCTGATGCTTTGAATAGGGCAGATGGATTCCATAAGAACCATTGGAAGGACGAGTTCCAAGTTTTAGGTAGGGATGATATTCCTGCTCGTGAACTGTGGGACATTATTTGGAAAAACTCAGTAGAGTCTGGAGACCCCGGTGTTTACAACATTGATTTGGCTAATTCATATACTAATGTATCTTACTTTGAATCTCTTGATAGCACTAACCCATGTGGTGAGATCAGCCTTCCTAGCTATGGGAACTGCTGTCTTGGTAATATCAATCTTAGTAACATGGTTGATGATACTAGCGGTGAGGTTGACTGGAAGAGACTTGCCAGAACTGTCCGAATCGGCATTCGATTTTTGGATAATGTACTCACATTTAATCAATTCCCGACACAGGAATGTAGAGAAGTGGCTGATCGCTCGCGCCGAGTCGGTCTCGGTGTAACAGGATTACACTACATGCTTCTCAAGATGGGCCTACGTTATGGTTCAGAGAAGTGCTTGGAGTTCCTTGATCGACTATTTTCTACGATCCGAGATGAGTCCTACAAGCAAAGTATTTATTTAGCACGAGACAAGAGCCCATTCCCTGAGTTTGATTATAAGAAGTATCTAAATGAGGAATTCGCAAAGACATTACCTGCTAGAATTAGAATGCTTATTAAACAACATGGTATTCGTAATGCTGTTATGCTTACCATTCCTCCTTGTGGGACTATTTCAATGCTTATGGGAGTTAGCTCAGGTATTGAGCCGATTTTCTCGCCAATGTATTTGCGTCGTTGGAGACATGCTAACATTTGGAAGGAGCAGGTCGTGATTGATCCACTGTTCCAAGAGTATCTAGACCGTGGGAATAGCCCAGAGAGTCTCAGAGACGCCTTCGTAGGGGCATATGATGTTTCCCCCGACGAGCATGTTAAGGTCCAAGCAACAATCCAGAGGTATATTGATAGCTGTATCAGCAAGACAATCAACCTACCTCCAGAGACAACAGCGGAGGACTTTAGTAAGGCAATTTCAGATTACGCACAATACCTCAAGGGTATAACAGTTTACCGGGCAGGTAGTAAGGGCAATGAACCTCTTACTCACCTACCACTAACCGATGAAAACATTAAGAAATACTTGTCAGACTATGCGTCTGTTGAATCAGAGGTTATGTCTGGGGATGCTTGTTCACTTACAGGGGGAGGATGTTGATGTCAGACGACACTAAGAAGCAAGAACCGCAAGAAGAAGAGAAGGATCTCGATTTTATTCAAGACTCAGACCCAGGAGACGAGGCTTGATCTATTTGGAAAGGAATTAATTATGCCGATTTTCACTTGGGCTTGTCACGACTGTGACGTATACTGGGAGCGGGATTATGATATGGGCAAGAACCCAGAGAAAACCAAGTGCCCTGAGTGCGGTAAACGCAAGGGGCGCTGTTACGACGTTCCTAATCTAAGGTTCGTTGGTTCTGGGTTCTATGTCAATGATTATGGCACAGGTCATGTCTATCATAAGAACTCCAAAGGTGCTGTGGATGAGTTCGTAGAGAACGCAAAGAAGTCCTCCAAGGAGAGGATGGATAGTGGGCACGAGCATTATAAGAAGATGGTTCCTGACTGGGAAGTGTTAGAAAAGCGCGGATCAGTAAAGAAGAAGCAGGGAGTTAATGCTGAGAATGAAATGAAGAAAGAGTCGGAGAAGAATAGAAAGGTAGCGGAACATATTTATAAGAACGCCAAGATTGATCCGACTAAAAAGAAGACACCAAACCGAGACATTTTAACTTAATTAAAGGAGCGCAACTTTGTACGATTTTTCTAATAACATCCAACGTGGGATACTCCATCTCCTGAAGGGTGATCCCGAGTTCTTTTCTCAGGTAGTATCTTTGGTGAAGGGGAAATACTTTGAGTACCCCGTCCACGAGGAGATCTACAACATCATTAGGGAGTATCACAATGAGTATATGTCACTCCCAACTAACGACTACATTTTAGAGACCGCGAAGCAGAGTAAGTCCACTTCTATCTCAGAGATGAAGGTAGAGTTAGAGGACATCGACCAGATTGATAGGGATAGTATCCGCAACAAGGAATTCATTATGGATCTTGTTGAGGACTTCGCCAAGAAGGAAGCATTGAAGGATGCAATCAAGGACAGTGTTCAATACTTGAAGACCGAAGACTACGGTAAGATTGAGGACACAATCAAGGAGGCTCTGAGAGTTTCCAGAAACGTGGACATTGGTCAGAAGTATTTTGAGGATTACTCCGATAGGTTTAAGAGAACCTATGAGTTGACCGAGGAGAATCGTGATTACTTCAAGACGATGATTCCCACGGTGAACCGAGCATTAGAGGGTGGTCTTGAACGAGGGGAGCTTGGTCTTATTGTAGCACCTCCCGGTGTAGGTAAGTCCCTCTTCCTTGCTAACCAAGCGGTCCAGTCGTTGATGGAGAATAGAAATGTTCTTTACCTTACTCTTGAGATGAGTGAGGATAAGACAGCCTCCCGTATCGACTCTATTGCTACGAGGATTTCTCAGTTCAACCTGAAGAAAGATCCTATGTCTTTGATGAAGGCTAAGGATAGACTGGGCATCTTCCAGAACACCTACAATGATGGTAAACTAATCATCAAGGCGTTCCCAGCGGGCACCGCAAATGTATATGATGTGAGGGCATTGCTTTCAGTCCTACGAATCCATGAGGAGTTCGTACCAGACGTACTGATCGTAGACTACGTTGGTCTTATGAACTGTACGGTCAAGGGAATGGCAAAGTACGAGGCAATGGAACACGTTCTAACGGATCTCCGAGGCGTCTGCCAGGAGAATAACCTCGTTGGTTGGACTGCTACCCAGACTAACCGAGCAGGGAGAAATGTTCAGATCATTACGGACTCTGAGTTAGGAGATTCTTATGGTCAGATCAGACCAGTGGATTTTGCTTTTTCTCTGAACCAGACTCGTGAGGAGTACGATAATAATCAGATGCGTGGGTATGCTATGAAGGTTAGGAACGGAGGTTCTTTCTTTATCGTCCCCATGTCTGTGGATTATAATATCCTTACGATCTCTGAGCGTGAAGTGTCCGATGATGAAGATATTTTATCAGAATTGGGCTAAATTTTTAGTAAAGGATTCTATAATAAGATATGACTAGAGCAGATGAATTACTACTCGCATACGAGGATATTACCTGGGAGGCTTACGTTGATCTCACTGATAATTTAGTTGCGATCAACAGAGCCGACATGGACAGGGAATTAGCACACCAGCCATCACTGTTTTCCTACTATGTAGGACTTCAGGCAGTAGCGAAGAAGCGACTGGACGAATCCAATACAAAGTTAGCTCAGGCGATGGCTACTACCAGGAACCGCCTGGATCAAGAGGCACGAGGAACAGGAAAAAAACTTCCTGCTGCTACCCTTGATTCTTTAGTGACTGGTGATATAATGGTAACGGATCTTCAACATGAGGTGGATAACCGAGTGTTCAAGTATACTTTAATGAAAGGGTTGGTGTCAGCCCTTGAACAGAAGGCTACTATGTTGGTACAACTGTCTGCCAATGGTAGAGCCGAAACTAAACTTTACAACTAACAGGAGAACTGAATTGGCTATTGATCTAAATGCACTACGGGAAAAGCACGCACAACTTGCTGCAAATGCAGGGGGCAACGCCCCAAAGGGAGACTTCCTAAGTAACTTCCTTCAGCTTCAGACGGGTACGAACGTAGTTCGTCTTCTCCCTGGTGCTGATGACGATACAAACTTTTATGCGGAGACAAAGATTCACCGCGTCCAAATCAATGGGCAGAATCGCAACGTCCATTGTCGCAAGGTTCACGGGGAGCATTGTCCTCTCTGCGATCTATACTACGGTCTGTGGAAGACTGGAAACAAGGAAGATGAAACCTTGGCTCGTTCGATCAAACCTCGCGCTCGTTACTACATGAACGCTCTCGATAGAGAGAACGGAGGCGTAAAGATCCTCTCCGTTGGTGTCATTCTCTTCAACAAGATCATTGCTACGATTCTTGACGAAGATTACGGGGATATTACTGACCCCCAAAACGGTTTTGATTTTAAGATTGTGAAGACTATGGATGGGGAATACCCCAAGTACGATCAATCTTCGGCACGCCCTAAGTCCACCCCAGCAGGTTCAAAGGCAGAAGTTGCTGAGTATATGGATGCTCTCCATGATATTCATGGTTTGGTCAAGCTGGAAGACTATGAGGATGTAAAGAATATCGTGGAGCAGATTACACCTGTTTCCATGAAGGCTCAACCGTACTCTGAACCAACGGGTACAGACGAGTCTGATGATGATTTTGAACGGAGGATGCGTACATGAGTTGGTGGGAAACTCTGCTCACAAGTGAAGCAGTATGGAATGTTGTAGGGGCTGGTCTCTTATTTGTTCTTGGTCTAGTTATGAATCTCCTTAGAAAGAAGGGGGTTGAGGAACAGGCCATTGATACTCTACGAACAGCAATCGCCCAGGTAACGGACGATTTTGTTGTTTGGCGTAAGAGAGCAGCCGCAGATGGAAAGCTCACAAAGGAGGAACGGACTCAAGCAGTTGATTTAGCAAAAGCTAAAGCCAAGGAGCTTGCCTCTGGTCCTGTTCTAAAGCTACTCCTTCGATGGGGTGAAGATAGATTAAGTGGGCTTGTCTCCAGAATTGTTCAAGGAGAAAAGAAATGAGAAAGTTTGGAATTATGCTAGCGTTTGTTTCGATGATGAGCCTATGCTCTTGTATGGCTGGTCCTCTTTTGGCAGTCGAGGCTGTAGATGATATGGTTGTCGATGTCGTCCCTGGTGACCCAGAGCCACAGTTCTGGTTCCCTGTAGTTGGAGATCTTCATGAAGTTGATTGGAGATGGGAGCTACTTTGGCCTTGGACATGGTTTGGAATCGGGAGTAACGGGGAGTGAACTTCCTAATGTCTCTTTTGTCCATGTTATTGGACAAGTTCATGAGATTGGTATGGGAGAAAGTTGATGCACCTGATACGGCGATTGATTCTAAGCCTGTTCCTGATAGGTTCCGTAACCATTGGAATGACCAGTTGCGCTCCCACCCGAGCAGTACTGATTCCCGATGGTGAGCTAATTAGAATAGGTCCAGACGTAGAAGGTAGGATATACCTTTGGGATGGATCACAATGGGTTCTCTCTGATAACGAGGTAGAGATTCCAGAGGGTTGGGTCGCAGGACCACCACCAAAAAATAACGATAATCAATAGTCTAAACGACTATAATAGAGCGCACAAGGTATTCCCTCTCTCTCCCTTGTGCGCTCACTTTATAGGTACACTTAATGACACAGAAACTTAAAATACTAGGAGTGCATCCAAATGAAGGAGGGTGTGCTTACTACAGGCTTATTATGCCTCTTCAGAAGCTAGCTCAACTTTATCCTGACAAAGTAGAGATTAAGTTCAATCAAAATCCACTTAACATGGATTTAAAAACAGGGGAGTTTGCTCCTGATGATGCTGAGTATCCTGACATTGAGTCGGCAGATGTAATATGGACTAACAACATTTCTAACTTTGGTGGACCTTACACAGCAAGAGTTATTGGTATAGCAAAGCAAAAAGGTAAGTTTGTTCATTATGATA